AGCGCCCGCTCCATTGGTGCCGCCGGTTCCATTGGCACCACCATATGCGATCAGGTGCCCGCCAAAATTGACATTCGATCCGGCGGTGCCGTTTCCGCCGGCACCGCTCGTGCCGCCAGCGCCTGGAGTACCGCCAGCAGTATTGGAGAATGTGACGGTTACCGAAGCGCCAAGATCAGCCGCCCTGAAAGTGGCCCAGGAAATTCCCCCTCCACCGCCGCCGCCCCCTCCGCCGCCGACAGTGAATCCTACAGTGTGGCCCCCTCCACCACCGCCGCCGCCCCCTCCGCCGATGAGGATGACCTCAATGGCCTTTGCGCCTGCTGGTACGTTGTAAGTCTGAGAGGCTCCGCCAGCTTGCGTTAAGGTAGTAATACTGGATGCGGCCCCTACCGGCACAGACGCTACTTCTATATCAGTCGTCGGCCCCGCTGGGTTCGTGACCGTGATCGTGCCGCCCGTGCTCGTGATATCCGAGATCGTGCCTGTACCCCCAGGATGAGTAACTTCAACGTTGACTGTAGGGCCTGTAGGATTAGTTACTGTTATTGTACCGCCTGTTGAAGTAATATCACTAACCGTTCCGCCACCGCCACTACCCGCCGCAATCAGCGCATTGATTACCTTCTGCAGCCGAATAAACCAGCCGTAGTACTGAATATTAGCAGGGGTCCCATCACCTTGAGCTATTTCATTAGCTCTTGGCGGCGGCGGGGTGAGTGGATTGATTGCCACTTACAATACTCCCACATCCATCTGGAGCCCCGAGGACTTGATTCTAAAGTCCGTATTGCACATGTGGCGGAAGTGGTAGGCTCGACGACTGCGAATGGTGCCTTCGCGATAGAGAGCCGGCTTCTGTTGATTGAGACTCACAGAGCGGAAGTTCGACCAGGATTGAAAGTCGTTGTTGCTATACCTGGCCTGCAAGAAACTCCCCGGCGTTTGATCGGCTGTAAAGTAAATCGCGTTGAGCTGGCCACGACGGCTACCTAGATACAAGTTAGGCGTATAAATATCAACGGGGTAAAGCACTCCTAGATCTGTCGGCGTCATGCTCGAGGCGTCTAAAGAATAAATATTCCCGTTAGTATTATGCTGAGCAACCCTAAATCCTGGAAACGTAATCTGCGCTGTCCCGGCGATTGTCGCCGTACCCTGGTAGGCAATTGAATAAACTGGCCAGAAGTTTCCATTCGGATCTGTCCAGTAGTACCAAAGGTCTTGATCAATATCGTAAACCAGTGTAACGTTCAGCTGTTGAATCGTCAGTCCATAAAATCTGTGTCCACCCCACTTGAACTTCCACGAGATAAGAGGAATGGCTGAAGGAATTGGAGGTGAGCCTCCAATAACAAAGGAGTAGTAATAATTGGCCAGGATCTTTTCAACGGCTGGAGTTGAAACGATTTTAGGCGTAAGGTTATCGAGACGTGCGATCTGTGGTGCGATGTCGTGGTTTGAGGTCATCCAAAAATGCGTCTCGTCGATATTCTGGAAGGTCGAAGCGTCGAGCATACCCAGGGGAATTTGACTCTCAGGAACAGGCGCGAGCGGCGAGCCTGTAGGGTTGCCTACGTCTTGGAATATCTGAGTTGACCAACGTTTGTAAGCCACGACATAGGAAAGCTGTTTAGCCAGAAACACTCCTTGGTCAGATTCAGAATCGGCCTGAATGACGTTTGTGGCTGTCCAATTGACTGGGTTGTTAAGGTCTGAACCCCAGATACTTCCGTTGATATCCATAACGTAGACTGTGCCGTCAAGTTCAACGGACCCAGGGCCAACGGGTGGCGGCGCTCCTGTCAGGGCTACAAACCCAGGCGTCGGAGATATCTCGTATAGAATCGGAACTTGCTGCCCACTACCGGCCTGGGTGAGAACCAAGTATCGTGCTCCACCAGGCCCTGCATTCGCCTCGGTGAAGTAAAATGGCGCTCCACCCGCTACGTGACCTACGTTAGTTGCTCCGCTTGTTGTGTTCATTCGCCAGAGATTATTGGCCTGAACCGCATCGATAAACCCAATACTGTCAGTATAAAGGCTCCCCGGCGTTCCTGCCCCAAGACTCCACTGAAGCGCTCCAAGACTCAATCGCTTGTAAATCCAGTACTCTTGATCCTCAGGATCAAACTCGGCAAAGCCGTTGATGAGATGCGCATCTTTGGTAATTGGATTTGCCGTACCACCAGGAAGCGGCACAGCAATTGGCGCCCGAGTCTGCAATCTCGAAACCATCGGCCACTTCTTTGGCCGGGCGACTGAATCGGCCTGGGGCGCCTGCCCCGAGCCCATCATTTCGTAAACCGCTGGCGCGAGGCCGACGACATCTGAACCGTGTCGGGAGTGAACCGAGTCGATGCGTCTTCCACGTCCCACGCTTCGAGCGCAAAGGTATATTTTTCTCGATTGGCTTTGCACTTGGCCTGGACGGCCGAGGGCTGACCGGTGGCCATTTCGTCAGCCAAACTCCACTCGAGAAAAAGAAACCACTCGATGGGAAACGACATGATGTCGGTCAGACCAGTAACCTGGTTGATCTGCGTCTGGAGAATCAGATGAAGTTGACCCAAGACCTCTACGGCCGAGGGTGTTTGCCATACGTTGATGTTAAGGGTAAGGTCTTGCTTATCCGGCCAGATTGAGGTGACGGTGCCGGCCTGGCTGATCGTCGAAAGCGTATCCCATTCATTGCGGCTGATAATGCCTACGGGTCGGCGGTTCTGGGAATTCTGTTCAACGAAGTAACTTTCGATGCAGCGAGTGGGCTTCACCATCGGGACTGTGCCCAGAGGCCCCAGGGTATAAAGCCCTACTCCTACTTGCAGCTGCGGAGCCTGTAGGCTAAAGTCTTCCTGTAGCCAAAGCTTGATTCCTTGCGTCTGTTCGTAGTTGGCTATATCATTCAACGTCCCCATGTGCTCGGCGAGTTCTTCGCTATCGGGCTCGCGTCCGAGACCAAGATACCCGGCATCTCGCATAGCCTTGGTGATGCAACGGTAGCAGTTATTCGTAAAGGGGTTCGTGGCGCTCACAGAGGTTCACACTCCATGGTAAAGTAAAAGTGCTTAGGCTCATCTACTTTAAATGCTGTCCACCAAACCGTCCCGTTCCAGTCCTTTGGACAGTGAATCGGATAGACGAAGCTGAAAAATCCTCTGCTCTCAAGTGGCAGGATGAGGTCTGAAGTCCCTTCATCCCACCACAAGAGTAGTCCCATCTTTTCCTGCAGTGCAAACAAGACTGATTCTACTTTCAATCCCTTCATCTCTGGCCGTGCCAAATCAGAGATTGAAAATAATTGGCCCTTGAGGTCGTCACCCGGAGCCAGTATGCCTGTGACCTGAAGCGTTAGGTTGCGGCCTGACGCCTGCGGCCATTTTGCCTTTAGAGTCATCTATCTTTCCTTTTGCGCGACCATGAAATCAACGGTAGCCGTTTTGGCTACCGCAGTCACGCCATTGCTCACTCCAACTGTAGGTGCCAGGACAGCCAACGTCGACAGATATGGCGGCGGACTGGTAGTGAACACTTGATTGAAGAAAGTTTGGTTGAACCCAGCGGCCTTGCCAGCTGGAGGACTGAGGGTCACGCCCGTTGCTGCATTGACCGGACCACTGCCTGATTGCGGAGCATAGCCAACAAGACTCGGATTGCCTACAAACACGTTGATGTTGCCCTGACGATCAATGTAGAAAGCCAAGTCAATAAACGTTGCGTTGACCAAGGTGTAAGCTGTCAGTGGAATGTTCAGCGTGTAACTTACTGCAGCTGCCGACGGGCTATTTCCCGCTGAGGCATTCATGATCAACTGGATCTGACCACTCGACGGAGCCTTGTAGAAAAAGATTCCGTCAAGAATGGTCTGAACGCCTGCAGTGAAGGTAGTAGCTGAAGTCGCCGCTAATCCTGCCACGAAACTCGACAGTACCACATCGCTCAATTCTAGTCGAACCAAGAAGAAAAGCTTCTTGACTGTCGTGGCGGTGAGTGGCGGATTGATACCAGTAGGTGGCAAGGTGAAATCGGCCACCGGCACTTGCAGCGTTGCAAATGTCGATGCCGCAGCGGTTGAACTCAGCAAAACCAAACCGCCGTCGCCGGGAGTATGGACTGCCGTACCGCCACCCGTTAGAGTATAAGCTCCTGTGATGCTTAGACTGTTATCGAAGTCATCGGAAAAGTCGTGATAGAAAACTGGATTGCCCGCGCCGCTATCAGCCAAAGGCCCGTAGGGAGGATCCGAAGTGGTTCCCGACGGGTTTCTAGTTGGCGGTGGGCTAGGTGATTGTGCCATTTAACTGCTCCTGTTAGGTGATTGCACGTGAACCGTTGATGTCCAATTCACGTGCATACACTAGCCCTGATTACGGCCCGTTAGATCCAAGGATACAACGCGGATCGCTGTTTCCTGCCGAGAACCTCATGTACGTGGAGGCCTTGGCATTTTTTGTATCGAAGTCATTGTCCTGATCAAAGAACGGACGATCACGCCAGAACATTTGCATACCCTGCCGACAGTTGGTTCGGACGAACCAGGCATGAGGGGACGTAAAGTAATGGTTCATCTTGATGCCTTTGGGGAACGCGTTCGTTGCCTTCAGCACGTTGATGTCGTTATTGCTGGTACCGGGCTGCAACACTGACTTCAGAATGCGATTGGCATTAAACCATTCCTGGCGAGGCACATGAAGCGACTGCGGCAGGATCGCCACAAAGAGGTTTCGGTCGGTCTGCAATCCCATTGCCTGGATGCAAATGTCTTCGAGCGACGCTTCCATCAGATCGGCCGATGGCGTGAGTGCGTTGCTGAAAGTACCTCCGGTGGTGTTGGGGTTGGTCGCTGAAATCAACGGCTGCCCGTTGGCGTTCAGATAAACCTGTCCCAAAAACGCATCGTTGTAGATGCCTGCAGTCACAATCTCAACCGTCTGAGTGATGCTGAAGGCATTTGCCTCGGCACGCTCTCTCGAGACCTTTTCGTAAAGGTTGTCTCGAAGCTCCTCGAACGTCACGATGTAGCCCAGCATATACGCAATGTGCGTGTAGGTTGAAACTGGACCCTGGATCTCAGAGTCGTAAGTTCCGGGAGCACCTTCAGCCTTTACAGGAGCCAGGCCAAAACCTGTCACTTGCACTTGCTGTTCGTAAGCCATTCCCGAATCCTTCTCGTCGAAGAGCTCAGGATACTCACGTGGGTGCTCATCATACATCTGACCCCAGAACGCATTGATTCCTGGCCACAGTGCTTTGGGGTGGGAGCCTGTAGTTATAACGCCGGCGATAGCCATATTGGTTACTCCTTAGATTCCGGCAACGCCGGCCTTGTAGCTGTGGTTGTTGATCGTAACCCACCACTTTTGAGCGCCGCCACCCGTTGCTGGGCTTGTGGTAAAGGCGTTATCCGCTCGTCGAACGAGGCCGAGGATCTTGAGATTGAGGGTTGCAGTGTTGGCCGTGCCGACGTTGTTCAGTGTCGTACCGCTGACCGCCACTCCAGCAGCCGGAGCCGCATACAGGATATTGGCGTTTTGGCCAATGTTTGCCTGCGTGAGGTTCGTGCCTGCGCCGCCCTCTTGGATCTCAAAGATCAGGTAAGGATCGTCGAGGATGCCGAGGTAGTAGTTGATCGGCTGCGCGCCGGTGGGACGACTGGTCAACGCCAAGTTGTTGGGATTGATGTACGGTCCACCGTCAGGGTTGATGCCGATCGACGCTACGACGCCAACCGCAGTGTTACCTGCTGTCGCCAACGTGATGCCTGGAATGCCGCGAGTATCGCCTGAGCCGGTTAGAGCAACCAGATCCCCCGGAAAATAGGGATTCGTATCGGCGGCCAACACAGTATACATGTTGATCTGCCCAGTCATCGCATGACCGATCTGGTGCTTAACAGCTGCAAGACCCGCTGGCTTATTTGGATTAACTATAGCCATTGAGGTTCTCCTACGTTAAGTGAATTCATCTTGTAACCTTTGCCTTGCGAGTCGGGCGATTGAGCAGAGCTGTTTTGACATACACTAACTCTCCGCGCTCGTTTACTTTGCCTTCCGGACCAGCGATCATCTCGCCCTGGAAAATAGCCTCCAGAGGCACCGCTGCAATTCGAGCCATCTCGACCACATCTTCCTTTCGATATTCCTCTCTAAGCTTCATCAAATAGGCTCGCTCGGGGCCGCCTGAGGGGCCGGTGAGTGAGCCAATGATACTCAATCGCGATCCCATGTCGGTGTTGCCAGACATGTTGTGGTTCGCGCCGACGCCAAGTTGGTTGAGCGAGATCTCGTCTCTGGAGACAAACTCGTAACCAGCGTCAAGAGCCGGAGCCACGTTGGCTTCACTAAACCAATGGAGGTGAAATCCCGGCAGCGCCTCGACTTCCATCTTGCGGCGGGCGACTGACATCGGGATGCGTCGGCGGCGAGCGACGGCCGCGGGAGCATCTGCCCCAGCTTCGTTAGCCACCGCAGCATCTGCCACCGGTTGTTCAGACGCTTTCACCCGAGCCTTGAGAATCGGGTTAAGTTCCATCTGTTCTTTACCGCCAGTCATTGTGTTTTCTCTAGTCATTTGAGTTTACCTTTAACCAAAATAATCGGCGGCGTACTTGGCCTGCCAGGATTTAAGATCTTTGTAAGTCTTGCCGGGGCCAACGAGGTCCTTGGCGAAGGAAGCACAAGCAGCCTTAGCATCTGCGGGGAGGTTGGCGAAGGACTTGCCAGCGCCGTTGCTCCCGGCCCCTCGGTCGCCGCCCCCACCGCCTTCGACCTTCGAGGTCTGTTGCTGTTGACCAGTGAGCTTTTCGTATCGCTCGATCGTCCGCCTGCCCACAGCCTCATATCGCTCCATCGGAGACATCGAGGGCTTCAATTCACCCGAGCGATTCATCTTCGAAGCCACGTCAACCGCAATTGCTCTCATATCATCGTTGTCGTTCCACCAGGTGTTGGCAGCGACCCACTGGTCCCAGGAGCGTTTGACCTCAGGATCGATTTGACTTGTGTCCTGCCCGTTGGGCTTCTTGTCAGGCACCGTTTCGGTGGTCTGTGCAGTCTTCAACGCCGCCTTCGCATCGTTGAGCTGGTCAGTCAGCTCAACCTCTCGCTCAACATCGCCAGACTTCTTGGCCTCAACCAGTTCAGCCATGATCTGCTTTCGTAGCTCTTGAACCTTTTGCTGATTCATTTCGCTGTTGTATTTCTTCAACGACTCAACCGATTCAGTCAACGCTTGAGCGGACTGAGTGAGCTGCGTAATCGTGCCGGTTGCTTGCTCGAGCTTCTCTTGAAGCTTCCGATTTTCGGCTTTGATAAAGGGGAGGAATGTTTGCCCCCGCTCGACATAAGTTTCAGCATCGACCCACTTCGCCTTGTCGCCACGGAATTTCTCCTCAGGGATCCAGCCCATCGCGAGGGCTTGGGTTTCAACCTCAGTTGCGCTCATGACACACGGCCCTCTTGAAGCTTGGCTGCTGCCCTCAAGCGGCTCTCTGAGTGCGGTGCAGGAGCTTGCTTGCCCAGCGGCGCGTCAGTTCCGCAGTAAACATCCTCTGCATTAACCATTCTGTACCATTCGCCATCGAGGTTAGAGCGGAGGACTACACCGGCCCACTGGCTTACCAGAACAAAGTCACCTGGTATCGCCCTCGGCGATTGCTCGTCTCGCCAGGCCTCTGGCCCCACAGCCATCACTTGGCCCCGGACCTCTCGCATCTGGTGGCCTTCCTTCACATGATCAGGGATGATGATCTTCCCTTCAGTGATTTCGGGTTCAAGAGGCTTAATCAACACGGCTCGCCCCAAGGGGTGAAGTCCTGACCGGTTTAGACGCGGGGATATCTCCTCGGTCGAATGTTGCGATAAACTGTTCATAATCAAGTTCCTTTAGTTGTCTGTAAATCTTTAACTGACCGAGTGCCTGAAGGCTAGCTGCTTGCGTCTCGTGAGGATCACTAGACTGCAGGCTGCCCTCCGCCCATTGCTCCATTAGCCCCTTGGCCCCCTCCTCCAGAAGGCGTCGGAACGCCTTGGTTACCGGATGGCTGAGCCAATCGAGGTACTCCTCCTCCGTCGGAAGTCTTTCCATCGTCGTTTTCCTTTAGTGAAGCCATTCGTTCGTCATTCATCTTGACATTGTTTTGCAGGGCGTTGATAGCGATTTCGAAAGCCTGAATTTGTAACGCCGCCCTTTCGTGGCCAATCTCGGCAATGAGCTTTGCGGCCTGAGCTTTGAGTAAGTCGATCTGCGCCATGAGGTGTGGGCGGTCAGCCAGCAATGCGTTGGCCCATTTTTGCTTCTCCGCATCGATTTTCTTGAGCGCAATGTCTTGTTTGATCTGCTCGATTTGAAGCTTGGGATTGGGCAACGGACCAGTGGCCTCGACACCTGGATAAACCTTCTCGACGTTCTCTATTTGAAGGGCCTTGAGAAAGGTCTTCTCGACTTCGTCGCGGTTGTAACCGGGACTCGTGGCGGCAGCTTGCTTGAGAGTGATTGCTTGGTTCAACTTCATCGTCGACGAAGTAATGGCAGGATTCGCAACTGGAGCGATTTGATCTGGATCGCCAATATAATCCTCGCGCATAACCATTTCGCTGTTCGGGCCGAAGGTTTGATGTGTCCGGAGATACATAGCGTTGAGACCATAAAGCTTCTTGAACTCTTCTTTCAGACTGCGCCACACTCGCTTGAAGATCATGTTGAACATCTGCATGCCGTTTTCATTGGTAGTCCGCGCCGTTTCGGCGGGCGTGTTCTGGCCAGGGTTCTCGCCGACCTGAGTCTCCACCGTTCCGGCAATTCGATTAGCATATTCAATCAGCAAAACAATCAACTTCAGCGTTACATCCAGCGGTTGGCGCGTGGGATAGGGAACGAGACTCTTCTGTAAATCGTCACCCGTCGAATCGACTCTCTTCCATTCCCATGGCGCCATTGTGTAGATGCCGCCACGGATCTTGGCCCCTCGACCTAGGAACCCACCGATCGAATTCTGCATCGTGCCCATGTCAAGAAGCTGGTTAACACCAGTAGAAACAGCCTCGTTAATGGGACCGAGGAAAGTTCCGAAGCCGAGATCGTAGATCCCTCCATCAGGTGACGGTATAAAGCTGAACTTCGTGAAGTAGTTCGTGGGCTTGATTGAAATGATTTTGCCTGTGGCGGTTCGGAGAACATCCGTGGGTTTCTCCCACCGCGCAACCAGACGCAGCAACTTACGACTCGACTCCTCAATTGTAGCAATGTAAGGTTCGGCATAGCCATCTCCGTCAAGGTCAAGCCAATTGTGTTGCTCGATTGTCATAAAGGCCCCGTCCATGTCGGCCGGCGGAGGGTTTTGGCCGGCGCGAAGGTCCCGGTCGATCTCGCTTTTGGAACGAAAGTAATAGGGTGGGGGGTTGACTGAGAACCAAGGCTCGTTAGTTACGTCTACAAAAGTGCCCATCGCGGAGCGAGTGTAAACTTCGTTCCGGTACATGGGAATCAAGTGACTTAACCGCATCGCCGAGTCGACAGACTTGGCGTAGTAGTCAATTACCAGATCCCTTGACATAACCAATTCACTAACATTGCAGTGCTTTTCAGCCTTGTAATAGGACTTGATAAAAGCACTGCCCACAATGGCGAGATTTATGAAGAGTCTGTCGTGCTGCTCCTCCCAGGCCTCGTCCTCTTCCAAGACTTGCCAGCTCATGTGGCGGCCGATACGAGTAGCTCGCTGACCGATCGAACCCTGGGGGTCAGGAGTGATCACCCTGTATCGCACTACGTCGGTTCCCTGAATCAGCGCGGGGTAGGCACGGGCTGAGAACTGCAACGCCGCTATCGTCACGAGCGGAAAAATAACATTCGCGCAACCGGGCCAGGGGAAGGTCTTGGCTTCAGCCACCTGCATCGCCAGATCCATCGCCGCGGTCATGCGGAGTTCCCAGGTCATCCTGGATTGCTTGTCATGGGAGTATCCGTCCCAGACCAGCGAGCCAATTTTTTGAGCATCAGCTTCGGTCAGCCGATCAACGAGGTTGGGGGACTTGCAAGTCTCTTCGTCGATTTTCAGATGCTGTTCGAGGTTCAGCATCTTCAGTATCCCGTTACCCTGTTACGGTTTCCGCTACCCTGAGACCTCAGCATATTTGATTGAATCACTTCGTCAAGTTCCTCTTCAGTCCACTCGTCCTCTTCATCTGGCTCGGGAGCCTTTTCGAGGCCGAGGCAGAGCGTCGCTGTGCCGTCGAACTGATCGTCAGCCGTAGCCTCACTATCCCCAGTGAACTTACAGTTCTCTTCCCGGTACTCTTCATACCAATCAGCTTTAACGTCATACCGCATACCGCCAGAGTTGTGACGCTTCTGAAACGGCCGACCACGAGTCTTTTTGTCTTTGACAGGAGTCAAGACTGTGATGTTGAAGTAAATGCCGCGGCGGCGCATCTCTGCATTCAGCATTGATTCGATCGTCTGCCAGATGTGGCCGTTCTCTACATAGTGCATATCAGGCTTCCAGCGGCTCTCAACGCTGAACATTTCGTTGATGATTTCAAGGGCATCCCAACGGCCAACTCGCACGTCTTGAATGTTGAGTATATTACCCAGGTCCATTCCGCCAACAATCGCAGCCGTTCGATTGGCCCGATCTTTCTTCGAGATGGCAAAGTCCCAGCCGACTGAAAACAACTTGAATGAATCGAAGTGTTCGTCCTTCATTTCATTGAACTTGTCTCGATTGAGATAGACATCTCCATTGTCCATAGGATCGTTGAGGTATTCTTGGCTGTAACCGGCGGAGTCTCCTTCGTTGATAAACTCCTGGCGAATCGCCCGCAGCCGTTCCTCAGGAAACTTCTCGGGCCAGAGAATCTGGCTGAAATCTGAGTAACTCTTGTGAGCCTTGTAGCATCGAGAGTTCCAGCTCTTGTTCCTCATCAAGCGACTAAGCAACGAATCTTCGTGCAGAATTGTTCCATGAACGCGAATCTTTCCTCCATCGCGTAGAGATTGTTTACAAGCTCTAAAGAACCACTTGCGGAACTTCCTTCGTCGATCAATGTTTTCAACCTGTTCATCATCTTCAAGGTCGTCTCCAATGATGAGACCAGGACGCTTACCATGCCACTTGCGTCCACGTATTTTTTGTTCTGCGCCTCTAGCAATGATTCGGAAGGAATAGCCATCAAGACACTCCACGATGATGTCAGTCTTTTGATCGCTAGAAAACCCTTTGATCTTGAAATCTCGAATGAGATCTTCATTCTCCCGGAGCTCATTTGCAATGTCTCCGAGATGCTCGATCGCCATTTCTTCGCTTGCGCCGACGAGGATGATGTAGTTTTCGGCTCGAAAGCATGCAGTGGCGAGGCCGTAGTCATGAGTCAATCCCGTAGACTTCGCGTGGTTCCGAGGCGCCGCCGTGCCGCAAGCGGGCGAGTCGCCGCAGTACCTAGCCCAGCACTCTCGGTGAAAGTCAGGAGTCGGTTGCGGCGAATCATACCTCGGCGAGAGGTACATTCCTGCAAACGCTTCGATCATTTCAGCCGAGAGTCGGGGCATTGAGGTTACTTAACTGGTTGAATCGACTTCGCCGTCGCCGGATTCGCTGCAAGGAATTGCTTCAGCCAATTCACTGCAACCTTGCCCTGGTCACCACCGCCCTCGAGCGTTGCATGGATTAACGATGCAAGTGCCTGGTCACTGGTGATTGCCGCCACGGACGTGCCCGCGGGCGGCGAAGACGCCGCTTGCTCTGACAACGGAATGATCCGTCCGCCTTCGGTCTTCCCGGCCGCTGGTGGCCCGGAGGGCTTTGCCCCCACTCCAATTGGATTAATTGCTGTCATTTCAAACTCCTAAGGTAAATCTGGGATAATCGCTAGATAACCACAGAGCTCGAGTGTCTGGGCCAGAGAGGTCAGAATCGAGCATTGAAGCTCGTAAATGACTCCCAGAACCCCGCCAGTGATTTTCTGTTGAACCTGCTGGCCAACGATTGTGGCTGCAGTTGAAATCACCGAAGAGGGACTGGGGTCGAGACCACTGTAGACTGAACACGTTACTACTGCTGTCGAGATCGATTCCGTCGGCGCAAGCGAAGAGATAAAGTTAAAGGGGCTGTTACCGTTAGCCCCAAGAATAACGGTTTCTCCCAAGCGCTTCGGCGGAATCTGAACTCGGTTGGCCATCTAGTTTATCTTATTAACGTGAGCCGCAAACGGCAGCATGAGCGTTACCGTTTTGTGCCTACGGATCAGCCAATGCCACCAGCGCTTCATGACTGTGCGACAGTCGCCGAAGCGGGGATGCTTAGAGTAACAGTCGTTGCACCGGTGGCAGTAAACGTGCCGGTTACGGGCGTGCCAAAGACATTACCGTTAGCATCAACGGCCGAGATCGAGAAGCTGTAGCTATCGGCGTTGACGTTCGTGAATACAACCGACGCCGTGCCGGGGGCAACCGACTGCGACATCGAGTTCGCCGGGTTAGCTCCGGTGATCACGGCGAGGATATTGGCTACGACGCTTCCAGCGGGAAAGCCTGCTACCGGCGCATAAACTACAGAAATTGTTTGAGTTGACATTTGAGAATCTCCTAGAGTTAAAGTAAAAAGTTGATCAGCTGCCTGATGCTATGAAGCGGGTTTAGATACCCAATCCTTGAATAACTATGAAGTCAACAAACCCTGCAGTTAACGTTGTGACGTTTAGCCTCACTGCTGTGACAATACCGTTGTTCGGAGTACCGGCTCCCTCGTTGAGCGGGATTGCAAGACGCGCCGTGCCTGTGATTGCTGTGATCGGAAAGACTCGCGCGGGAATAGCCTTGGCATCACCAGCCACGAGCGCCCCACTGTTTGCTACCGGGTAGGTATAAGTCGTCGGCGTCAGGACCGTAACCACCGGTTGCTCACCGTCAAATGGAGCACCTGCACCGTAGATAGTCACTCCGTCGTTAGTTGACAACCCGTGGCCATAGAGATCAGTCACGGTAGCTAACGCAGCTACTCGAGCAATTGTTACTCGGTGGGCATTCATGTCCTTGGTCAAGTCACCCGTGTCCTGATCCTGCGGGTCAATAGTGAACTGCCCGGCCATCGCCAGGGTTGCCGAGTCACTTGATGGAATCACCCCAAGCATGACGTTGAAGAATCGCTGGAGGTGATCCAACGGCACCCAAGGCGTGAACCCAGGAGCTACGAAGCGCGCGCCCGAGCCTGCTACCCCAATCGACAGCTTTGTAATTCTCATTTGAAGCTCGGTAGCCGCGGCGGCATTTCAGCCCCGCACATTGTCTTATGCGCGCTGATCGGCTTCTTCGGCGTAGGCTCGTCTTGGCCTGCAGGAGGCGCCGGGTCCGTCAGATATGGTGCTCGCGTCCCGCCCAGAGACATCGCCGCCGCAGGCATACAAAGCCTATCATCTTTATTTCGAAGCATCGAAGATCTCCTGGTCGAGAACTAATGCCTCGACTCGCTTGCGTTGAAGGAGGCTGACCATGCGGTCGCCGAGGGACTCGAGATGAATGTGTACGTCGCCGGGAGTAACCTGCGGCGCGTGATTGGTACGGGCGCCATAGCCAGCAGCTCGGGATGCCAACTCAAAACTCTTCAGAGCGAAGTTATCACTGATCAGTGAAGTGGGCTTCGAGAGCTTCTCGTTGAGGATTTCAAGCGACCGGTGAACCATGCCTTCGAAGCGTTCTTGAACTGAGGCCCTAACCGTCGGGTCGACGAGTTCCTCGGACCGCGTAGCCAGATAGGCCTGAAAGGCATCACTCGACATCACGGTTGAGACCCAGGAGGCACTGTAACCAAAGTGAGCGGCGAGGCGATTTTGGGAGATGCCAGGATCGGCAATGATCAAATCTGCCATCGCGGCATGAGAATAGTTAACCTTCTTTATTGGCTGTTTAACTACAGCAGGCTGCGTAGTACCTGATAGACTTTCGTCTAGAAGATCTTGAAGTTCGGCGCTCATAGGTCTAGTATTCCACTATTAACTATGAGTCTAATAGCGTTAGTTTTAGTTTCTGTACTACCCTTGCCACGCGCATTTAATTCTTTAAACATTACGCAATAGGCATTGCGCAGTTCATGATCTTCCTTGGTTACGACTACGCCGCGGCGCGCGTGCTGAAACTCTATGCAATATTTAAGTACAAGTCTAGCCTGAAGATTTTTCGTTTTAAGATACGGCAATAACTGAGGTATTAATGCTATCAGTTCTGACTTCTCCTGGATCATCCATTGATAGGTCGTTTCACAATGAGCCTTTCCACCTACGCACCAGACCTTACCCCCGAATGCTTGTTGTATCCAGGCTAGCACCGCCTTATCGTTATTACCCGCTGACATTAAAGCACTATATACTATAGCACCTTGTGTTTCTCCGCTATACACAGTAAATGTACCTTCGCCGTCTAAGAATCCAGCTAGGTATGCTAGCTCTTCTGAGGGCCATAATCTCGGAGCTATTTGAGCTTCACTCTCTAGCTCTTCCAGTGTTACTGCATTCACGTGAACCTCGCGGGCCGGGGTCTTCCTATACTGCCCACCAATTTAGACTCTAAATGGAGTATTGTCAAGCTTTATTTCACAGTCAAACGTCCGTTTGGCCATTGTCTTCAGCTCGTTCGGTTCACGCAAGTTGGTGTCAACCCGTTCACGTGAATGAGTTACAGGAGAAAAAACTTAGGAAGGTGGATAGGGTGGGGTCCGCCAGTCTAATAAACTTTCCCCTAGGGGGTCTAGGATGGCAGATGAGGCGCGGCGCACGTCACAATAAATAGCTTGACATCGGATGGGTGCGTGGTATGATGGCATCACGGTAACAGGAGACTAACGATGTATGTGATTCGACACGCAACCGACGGCGCGTACCTGGTATGCTACGACAAGGCCTGGCTCGCCCTGGGTGATGACCCCACGTGCTGGTCAGAGGATCGCGCCAAAGCAAAGCGCTTCAAGACTCTTGTTGCGGCGCAGCGGCTCATGCCCTGCAGCGGTCAGTGTGGCTTCCAGCCTGCACGGATCGAATTGTTATAATCGTGCTTGACAGCTTGAGGGGTTTCATGTGAGACTCCTCATGCGGTCAATTCCGACCGACAGGAGACTAGATTATGTCAGACTCAAAAACCGCTGATGCCTCCAAGCGCATTGGCATTGAAATCAACAACAGCGTGAGTCAAATCACGTTCACTCTCGGCGGTGAGACTCTCACATTCCACGGCGAGCGTGCCGCGGGCACGGAGCGGCAGGCAGCCCTCTTCGGTTGGTCGAGAAAGATCTCGAACGAAGCCGCGATGTCGCGCGATCCAGCAACAGGGCTTCCAGCCTCGAACGCCGACAAACTCGCCGCGATGCGTCAAATGATCGAGCATCTCGAAAGCGGCACAGTTGATTGGTCGCCCGCCCGAAGCGCGTCAACTCGCGTCAGCGGTGCGGACATCGGCTTGTTGGTCACAGCCCTCATGGAGTTGCAACCGGGCAAGACTAAGGACGAATTAACTGCCTGGGTTAAGTCCAAGGAGCCGGCCGCGCGGAGCGCGCTGATGTTGAACGCCAAGGTCAAGCCGATAATCGACCGATTGAGAGCGGCATTGGCCTCGGACATCGACAGCGAAAGCCTCCTCGACGAATTGATGGCCTAGCCTTAAACGAGAGGGGACTGCAAACCCTCTCTTTTCGGGGTAGGTAAATCAAATCATACTCATAATCATCATACGACGATCGGGGTGGCTCGGACCAATTGACGTGTACAGAAAGTAACTGACTAGAGACTTCTAAAGTTCTAAGTTCTTATTTTTTTTTTTTTTTTTTTTTTTTTTTTTTTTAGAAGAACAGGAGACTGAACGCACGTGAACTGAACGGGTGGGTAAGGGGGTCCGGTCGTCGTATGATTATGATGATGGAGAGGCGATAACCCTCGCTATCGAAGCGATGACGCCCGGATGCAATACTACGTTGACATGGGCGGCCGAGCTATGATACCATGCACGACATGGACGGAACATTGTGGCTTACGGACTATCAGAGACAGGTGGCTGAGCTGCTGAAAGACTGGCGTGCGCCAGAGCCAGATGTAGAAGGCGATCCCTGCGAATGGGAGATTATCTGGACTGGATTGGTCTTTACGATAGCCAGACGGCTTAAGATAAAGCCTGCGATTCTCTTTGTAGAGTATTGTAAGGGAGTAACAGTCGAGTCTATTGTAGACAAGAACATCGAAGTGTTAATTCCTGTAAGGTTTTACGGCGATGTAGATTTATTAATTTCAGCACTTGAGTTAGATGGGGTACTGTGAGCAGCAAAGGTAAATTTACTTCGACGAACCAGCCGGGAAAACGGCTGACACCAGAGGAAGTAGCAGAGTGTCGAAAGCTCCGGGCTGAAGGCTGGAGTCAGCCGAGACTGTCGCGTAAGTTTAAGCGCTCGCTCAATGCGATTTATCAGCTGCTTAACGGACTTACCTACAACGATATTGCTATAATTGGGACAGATCCACGGCTGGCTGACGAGAGTGATATAGCTGCAAGTGCAGCACGACTGGCCGGGTTTCAACAGCTTGTTGATCAAAGCAAATCGCCGCCTGAAGTGGATGTGACGGCTTTGATGAAGGAGCTTGAGGAGCCTAAGCCAACGCGCGAGCTGTTGCCGGATGAAATCTGGGACGAGCATTCAGGTGTGATTCGCAAGCGAACGCCTTATGATTGAACAGGAGACTTCAATGTATCAGATAATCACGCGTGAGGGTCGAGCCTTTGGCTCTCCGATTGCTTCGGCAGAGATGGTGCTCAAGCTGATTCCTCCGAGAATTCGGCCGATTATGCTGAAACTCGGGATGAAGGTTGTTTTGATTCAAGTTCAAAGTTGATTAACCCAAGGAGCTAATTCATATGCTTAAGTACTACCGGCACGGAAGATTGATTTACAGCCTTGACGGCAGCGTCAAGGAATTTCCCTCGATTAATCAGGCGAAGGCGCACGTCCGAAAGGTCATTGTGCCAGCCTACGGCGAGGTTCTGTCCAACGCTCCAGGCTCGGTGCGCAAGGATCGTGAACAGGCCTGGAAGCAGGCCGTGAAGGCTGAAGCTGATCGAGTGGCTGAAGAGACTCGGTTGCGTGAGGAAATGAAAGCGCAGGCTGATGCAGCTGCGGCCGAAACGGCCCGAGTAGCGGAAGGTGGCGCAGGTGCTGTCTAAGCTGCAGGAACAAACCGCTCGCTCCCTCGCCCGCATGCGGCCAGAGCGTGGAACGCTCTTCGAGCAACTCGATTGGGGCGTTTGGCAAAGCTGCGTCCGCTCAATGATCGAGACGCTTTCACTTAAAACTGCAGCAGATGCAGATGAATTTAGGAGACTTACACGTGAATCACAAACGTCCAATTAACGTACACGATAGTGTGCCAACCAACTGCAAGCTAGCTAAGCTTATCCGGCTAAGCCTAATTGAGCAAAGCCTGCGCGAAGCGACACGCGCGGGGCAAATGCTGCGTCAATTGCCTCTGGCTGAAGCCGAGCGTCTCTACGTGAGTGACTTTTTGTGAAGTGGCTCAAAAGGCTTTTCGTCGGCTGGCGACCAATGGCTACGCCGATGCGGCGCAGAGAGTTGCTCGATCGCCGACTCAATCGAGCCTGTAAAAAGCGGGCCCAGGTGCTCTCGATGCGGATTCGACTGCCATGAGCGAGTCAATACTTATTGCCACGGCTCTTATTGAGGCTACACTCTGGACTCTGTTGGTCATGAAAAGGAGACTAAAATGAATATGCTTCATCTATTGAAAGTTGATGGGACCGTCGAGACTGAGGACTACCAAGGACCCTTGGTCTATGCCTGTCCGCCGTGGGACTGGATAAAAGATCGATTGGGGCTGAGGGCTCACGAAAACCTTGAGCACGTTTCGGTGCTGTGGCAAGATCGTTACTGCCATATGTTTGTTGATGAAGAAGGTCTTATGCACGGGCTGAAGAGAAACGACCGAGCGACGCGGATTTACTATAATGCTACGGTCTGTCGTCAACAAAAAGGCACCAACTTTGTTTACTCTGACCTCTCGGTAGATCCACGACAGCAGACGGTAGACGAAACTCCTGGGTTTATGATAGTCGGCCCGGCGTTGCTGTGGGAAGGAGACATGGAATGAAACAGCCAGTCTTTTATACTGAATGCTATTTCTGTATCGTCGGCGCGTCAGCGCTCGTGGTTCCGACTAATCATCCTAAAGAGGGTCATCGCGGAATAGTCAACGGACTGCCTGTACATACTTCAGTTGTTCTCGGCATTCTAGAAAACGGCCCGAAACCCATCTTTGAGACGCTCAACTCAATCTACAGTCCTATTGAAAAGTGGCAGGCGGAACGGGAGGCCGACCTTGCTGAGCGCAAGGCTGATCCAACTTACCAGGCTGAATTATCCCGCGCCCGAGAGGCCTTGAAACTGGTGAAAGTATGACCATCCACCCGCTTGTGAGCATAGTAGCAACTACTCGTTATCTGCCTCAGCGTCTGCTGTCGTTCCTGGGCCAGCCCTATCGATATCGATGCCGAAGGGGCCGGGTCTCCGGGGGCTGTGGGTGGATCGGGAACCAACCCTCGTGGACTGACACCAGCGATCCCACACGTTCGCATCTTGCTATCTGCCCAAAATGTTTCAGGAGACTAAAGTGATTCACATTCTTTGCGGAGTTTATTGTCTCGGGCTCGTAGCCCTCGTGGGCTACGGAATTTACCTCGACGCAACCTCGGTTAACCAAGGAGATTAAAATGGACATCATCGAAGCAATCGAAGTTCTACGCATCGAAGGCTGGGTAGCTGCGGCAGATCGTCTGCAGGTGCTAGCTCTGGAGGCGCGGCTGCAGATACGGATTAGGGAGCTTGAGGCGCGGTATAACGAGCTAATTGATCGCGGGAAACTCTGCGATCGATGCAAGGATAGCCCAATAGCTGGCGTGTTCTTTTGCGATTACGGGTGTACGTGATGAAATCCAGGGTTATGTTTTTGTCCGCGGCAAGTAACACGAAGGACTGCTTTCGCGATTTGGTAGGAAAGCACATCAAGGGAGTGCTGTTCGACACACTGCCGCTTGGTCGCGCCGATCTTAGCGCGGGCACCAAGACCATTGTCTTTTTCGACGGAACGGGGTTGACCATCGCATCAAATGGCAGCTTCTGGCCTGAGAGCGCCGACACGATTCGTCAGGCGATCAACACAGCAAAGCGCGAGATTGAAGGCGTTCTCGCACTGGCGGGAAAGTGACAGCTATCGATGGAGGAGGTTAAGCCGTGAACGACAACAGCACCTTGGCGGATGATCTGCAGGAAAAACTCAACGAATGCATGTCCAGCGAAGGCGCGAAGGATTTGCGTATCGATGACTTGGAGAAGGCGCTTTACGAGTACGGCCAATGTAAAGGGGGCTGCCCGGCTTGGGGTAGGCCGCGTCCCGACCTTTGCACTTGTGGCTATGTCGCGGCATTCAAGGGCTCGTACCCCGCGCCACATTTTAGCGGATCAGGTGGCACATGAGGCTGCAACAGATTATCGATCACCTTGCCGCCGTCGTGGACGACATGAACGACAACAGCGAGCACGATCTTGCATTCAAGGCTCAGGCAGCAATTGTCGCCGTGGATGCGGTGCAACGGGCATGCGCCGACTACGGTTCGATGATTCCGATATGGTCGGGGACTGGCCGGTTGCCAGCGGAGGCGCTGTCGATGGCTGAAATTCCGCCATTCGACATGAACGCGCCAATGGATGCGCCGATTCGTGCCCGTGAAGCAAGGGAGCGCCAGGAGCGAGAGCGAGCCATGAAGGCGCTGCAAGACCCTGTGGTACAGGCTAAGATCGCTGAAATCGTCGGTAAAGCTTGGGCCGCGATGGAGCGCAAAGTTTGCGAGCACTACGGCAAGAAGATCAATTGTCCGCTGTGTTCGCCACAATCTGATGCCAAATGTAAGCAATCAAAATGAAAATCCTAATTGAAACCATCCCGCACGCGTCGCAGCGATATGATACCTGCGGCGACTGGACCGTGAGCCCCGAAGGAAACTGGTACATAAAGGTAAGTTCACTTCATAATTGGAAACAGGAAATCTTGATTGCAATCCACGAATTAGTTGAAATGACGCTCTGTAGAGCCAAGGGTATTACAGCGAAAGAAGTTGACGACTTTGATCTGAAATACGAAAAAGGTTTTTTTGTTGGCACAGTTTGGCATGGAGGCGGACAAGCTGGGGAGCCTGGGGACGATCCTGAAGCACCATACTACGAACAGCATCAAATTGCTTCCGTTGTTGAACGTCTGGTTGCAATAAAGATGGGTGTGGACTGGTTGGCCTATTCAGACCAGGTGGATAATCTCGTCTGGAATCCACCCGCATTTAAGGATATACGTTAACCTCAATATCTTGATTGACATTCGCCGCCAAGTGGCGTATGATCGGTTTACAGGTCATCGAGGGAATACCTACTTGAAACGTCCCTCTTCAGAAGTCTAAAAGGATAATTGAAAATGTCTGCAGCAGAAAATGAAGTTCAGGAAAATGTAAAGGCAAAGCCCAAGGCCATTGTCGTGACTGTCAAAATGGACGATGGGCGCGAGGTAGATTTCGCAGGTAAACGGGATCTGGTCAAGAACTACGAAGTTGACGAGTCGGCGGCGACCGTGAAGGTCACGCTCGACTTCCGTAACGGCGTTAGCCGTGTGTTCTATCCGCGGCCGGATCTTCTCCTGACCTTTGCCGGTCACGGAGCCATTCAGAAGCTCGGCGATGAGCTGGCAGATCCGAAGCTCACTGACATCGACGACAAGGTCGCAGCGGTTGATGCGCTGATTGAGCAACTGAATGCGGGTCAGTGGTCTGCGCGTCGCGAGGGAGATGGATTTGCCGGCACCTCGGTACTGCTCAAGTCCCTGGTCGAACTCACCCGTAAGGAAAGCGAATCCGACGCCGAGGCTGTGGCGCGGGTCAAGGCCTTCCTCAAGGGCAAGTCTCAGAACGAGAAGCTGGCGCTACGCAATAGCCCCAAAATCAAGCCGATTGTGGAGCGAATTGAGGCGGAGAAGGCGGCGAAGGGTGCGTCGGTTGACACGGATAGCCTGTTAGCCGAGTTGGGTGCTTAGCGCTAACGGGACAGCCGTTACGTGCAAGTCCGACTGCCATCCACTGGTTTAGTCTCCGGGTGATTGGTGGCGGCGGGCGG